TCCGGTTTGTTGTGTGGGTTGCCCACATATCATTCAAAGTTACTGTGTTCTCAGGCCCGACAATCAACGGCTTGACCATATCTGGCTGCTTAACCTTTGGCTCTAGCCTCCAAGCAATTGCCAACATTCGGAACGCATCTGCTGGGTGGCTTGTCCAATCATGCCTGGGTGTTTGCCTAAATGCCTTCTTGTCCTCGTCGTATTCACGTTGATATTGCCGTAAAGCCTCTAGCCCATCATGCGTTCGTTCGCTATCAAACCAACATTGCGGCAACATCTGACGCACCGCCTGAATCCCATCTTGCACCGACAAATCAGGCACGATAGCCATGTTGTTGATGCCTAGATATTCACTTAACTGCTCAATGACTGACTTACCCGCTGCTGCTAGAGTTTTAGCCCTTGCATCGTGCGGTAGGTAATGTTTTGCGTATTTATACGGCTTTTCTACGACTATTTTAGCTATTTCTGCAATGTTTGCACCACTTATTGCAAAATAATCAATGATGTGTATTTCGTTGCGGATGACTTGATACCACCAAATAGCCGTGTCATCACGATAGCCTAAGTCCCAAGCCGTGTATGTGGGTAGGTGCGGATCGTAATCAACACGCCTAACCTGTCCAGCCTCGGTAACTTTGCGTAAGTCCTCGCCATAGAAAGCGCCAACAATGGCAGCTTCAAATGAGCATTGAAACTCTTGTAGAAATTGGTCTTGAGAAATCTGTGCGGCAGCGGCTTTGAGTTCTGCTTCGGGCAACAGTCCAGATTCGGATGCTTTTAAGACAAGGTGAAACCACTCGTCAGGTGTGCGCCTTGCGGTTTCGTATATGTCCCAAAACTGATTTTTGCCCTTCGGAGTTCCCGCAAAAACGCACCAGCCCATTTTGTCACTCAAACACGGTCTTACGACATTACCCCAGACTGACGGTCTAAAGTCCCCGTATTCGTCCATAAACACGCCATCAAAGCCTAGTCCACGCATTGCGTCGGCATTGTCTGCGCCAAAAAGTCGTATCTTGCCGCCAGTTATGAGTTCAACCGTTAACTCGGCCTCGTTAGATGCCGCAAGGACTGGTGCTGCAAAGCGTTTGAGATAGTCCCAAGCCACGGACTTAGCTTGGCTGCGAAACGGTGCAATGTAAGCAAATAATGGGCTTTCAGTCTTGCACATAAGTGCGGCACGAATAATGTCGTTAATTGCTGCGACAGTCTTGCCTGCTCGACGGTGGGCAACAAGACAAGCCCAGCGCTCGGTGCGGTTGTGAAACGGTTTAAACGCAGCCCGTGGTTTATACGGGATTGTTTCTACTCGTCTTGCCATTTCACAATCAGTTCAATCGGACTGTTATCCACACCACTATGTTCGGTTCGTGCAAGTTTAGGTGAGGCAAACTCAGCCAGTTGAGCAATCAGCGTCAAAGCACCCTTCGGATCTGGTTTAACCTGATCGCCATCACCATGAGCAACGGTTTCTAGCCACTTGCCAACGTTATCAGCGTTGTTCTCAAGCAATGCTGTAACGGTATCTCTAAAGGCTTTTGTTGCCTTGTTGACGCTACCCTTCTTTCTGCCAATACCTGCTGCGGGTGGTTTAGGTCGCACACCAGACTTCACTACTTTGCTGATTTCCATATCTTTTCTCAATGGTCTTAGATTTAAGATTGGTTGAGTTTAGCTTACTTATTGCGTTCGCTGATATTCTTAGCTTTTGCCCTTGCATCTTCTTTGCTTGATGCACCCCATGCTTTCAATGCTAACGCTAATCTGGTCGGTTTGCCGTCTTTTTCCATTGGACCTGGCATATTACCCATTCGTGCTAAGAAACTAGCTCGTCTTGGGTTATCGCCTGACTTAACTGGTGGCTTGAGGTTCATGCCCTCGGCTTTGGCACTCGCTCGACCCTTGGCATTTAGACCACCAGCGGGGTTTTGTCCTTCTTTGCGTTGCCAAGCCGCTGTCATTTCTTATTGTCCTTGGCAGTCTTGGCTGATTCTTTAAAGTCTTTAGCCGTGGGTGCGCCTGGATCACCTGGCTTTCTCATTTTCTCGCCGCTGCCTGCTTTGATGCGCTCTTGTTTGGCAAGAATGTTTGCGTAGAGTCCCGCTTTCATTTGAACGCCTTTAGTTTGTAAAGGGTTGAGTCAATCAAAGCCGCAATTTCGTCGATCTGGTTCTGTAGTTCTGTGTCTTTAGGCAATTCATCACGAATGTCCTTTACAAAGGCTTTGACGCTTGTGATGTACTTGACTGGGTCTGTGGCTAGGTGAAAGTCTTTAGGGTAGCTTTTGATCTGCTCATAAGCCCCTTGGTACGTTTCTGCCCAAGTATCGACCAAATCGATGATGCCTTCGTAGTATTTTTGCAACGCTTTATGCTTGGCATAAGAGTCTGTTTGTAAGTGCATGAAGTGTGCATTTGTCCCGCTATGGAACAAGGTTGCAACGAAAACGGCAGGATAGTCCATAGTGACCTCACAAGGTAGCTATAACAATTGTACAACCGCCGCCCGATTTAATCGACCCCCTTGCAATCTCTATTTTGTCAAATTGACCGTCATCATCAAATACGCCGGCATCTTGCAAAGCGTCAAATAAACCTTTTAGCCTATTGTCTAGGTCAATGCTGCGCTTATCCCGTGGAAAGATTGTAATGATCGCCTGTAGCCTGTTAGAGCCAAAAGTAGGCACATTGTTGACCGTAACGTATTCTTGCACCGCCAGTTTGTAATCTCTGCCGCCTTGACTGAGAATTGTTCTACCCCTGAAATTGCGCCAGTAAGTATTCATTGATGGCGGTAGCGGCAGCTGGAGGGTAGCAATCATTTAATCTCCACAAAAACAAGCTATACCCTCTTCATCAGGGTCAATCAATGACATTTGATCTTGAGTAAATTGCACCATACTTGCATAACTAGGTCTGTCTTTACGGAATGTTGCACCATCAGGCCTTGATGCCAACCCTATAGCTTCCATTTTTGCCCACCACATTGCACGCTCTGGCTTTTCAGCAATCAATGTAGCAACTTGATTCATTGGTTTGAGAAAACATAAATCACAATTGCCAGCCAAAGTTCTACCTTTATAAGTAGGCAATTCAAGATTAAACGGTTGTTTTTCCCAAAAATTTCCAACATCTTGCACGCTCACTTTTGCCGTAAACAATGGAATTCGCCGTTTATCTGCTATTTTTACAGCTCGTCTAGCCTCGTCATACCTTAAACCAATCCAAGATGCGTTTTCTAATTCTGATTTAGTGCAATCGTCAAATAAACCGGAGTGTTTAAGAAAACACGCCATTGTGCGTATTTTTAATTCTGAAGTACAAAACCTCGTGACTGGGTTAGGAAGATATTGACGTTTTCGTATGATCGCTTCAAAGGGTTCACCCTCCCTTGATGCTGTTTCATATGTGACTTCTTTGTACCTGTGTATTGGGTCTTCATGGTCTTGGTACTCAATCCAATGTATTTTGACACCCCAGTTTACTGAGCAATCGTTTACAAACTTAAGCGTTGCTTCTTCCTCTTTGCCTGTGTTGGCAAAACATACAATTCCGTCATCTGGCATCGTGCCGCCGTGTGCCTGTAATACCTGGTACAGCATATAAGCTGACGTTCTGCCACCGCTAAAGCTAATGCACGTTGGCTCTGAAATTAAGTACGGGTTCACAATAACGCCTCAGTTTGGGCTAATAAATCTTCTTCTGTAACCCCATATTTTTGAGCAAACGCCTTCTTGCCCAATCCATGTACCCCATCATTGCCGGTATGATGATTTGGGCATAACGGTATAACCGGCGCATTTTCACGTTTCATTCCTAATCGTCTGATGTGGTGTAAATGGCTAGGCGTTTCACCGTATCCCAAATGTCGGCACAATGAACAACCAAGGTTAACCAACTTTTCAAATTGTTTACGCTGCGCTTTGGTCAACTTGAGCCTCTGTCCATTCTTGCAAGTTAACCACGGCAATCTGCATATCCACGGCTGCATCAGCTGCCGCATCGAATTGACCTTTAAGGACAAGTTTACGGTAATGAGCGACCAACACGGCAATTTTAATCAAGCTTTCAGAATAGTCGATCATTTTATGTCTCTTAAATTATTAGGTAATTCTTCAAGACCAAATTCGCCAACAATTCCTACATCGTGCCATTCATTGTCAAATAATTGTTGAGTTACTTTTACTTCCCAAATGTGCAAACCTTCTTGAAATTCTTTGTTAATTATTCTAATTTCGTTTTCTGTTTCATTGTTTTCTTCAATCCATTCAACCCATTCCAAAAACCTTTGCAACGTCCATGTGCCATCTTTTACTTTTTGATAAACATTTCTTGAATTGTAAAAATTTTTCATTTTGTTATTTTTTCAATTTGTCGGTTACTGGCTTGTTCTGTTCTCCATGCGTCAAATCGCATCTGTGCGCTTGTCATGCGCCATTTAAGCAACTCGGCCTGCTCAGTTGCTGCCCCAATTGCATCACAATGGGTTTGATATTTTGGGTGAGCGTAAGCCTCTCGCTCTTGGCCTCCAATGCTAGTTTCGCCTGATTCTTTCATCAGGATGGCTTTTAGGCTTGATTTGAACGCTTCCAATTGCGCCAATTCGCCCTTTGCTTTGGCATATGCCGGCGCATTGTCCCAGATGTATTCAATCGCTGGGTGTGGGCTGTATTCACTCATTTAAGTAACTCCCATGCAATTGCTGCACATAAAGGGACTTGTCCATTTCCAATGGCTTTAAGTCTGTCCACCCTAGCCACTATGTTTTTGTCTGTTCTTGGGACAATCTTCGTTTCATCCACGCTAATTTGTTCCCACATTCCCGA